ATTGTATCCTGTAAAAGCACCTATGATTAAATTTTTCGCCATGGGAAAACTCCATTATATCTGTCATTCATTATTTTATTACCATTATGGAAAAAGTCTGCATTAACAGAACCTGGATTTCCATCTACTCTATAGTTTACTGTATACTTACCAGTGCAGTCGAAGTTAGGAAAGTATTGTGACAGAGCCGATAACCAAACTCTATCTTGTCCCCAACCTCCATGCCAAACTTGTGCTAATTTTATCGCAACTTCTGTTTTAAGGCAATAGCAATTAGTGTCAATATGATTAACACCATGATAAGTTTGCCATTTACCAAGAGATTCACAATCATCATTGGTGATGAAGTTACCATCTTTGTCACAAATTCTTCTGAGTGAATACGTCCAATCAAGTTTCTTTTCTTTGATTGTGTTGATACACGTTTCTACGTGTTCTGGTTCCATCCAACAATCTTGGTCCAGATACAGAACATATTCAGTATCAATCAGGTGTGTAAATGCAGCATAGACTCGGTGGCCATAGAATCCGTTGGCACCGACATTGATGGGTAGATAACATCTTTCCAAATTTTTTCTAGAAAGAAAATCATCTGTAATGATTCTTGTTTTTGAGTGGTGTTTAATACCATCAGCAACAACATAACATTTCGTTTCATAGGTTTGTTCAAGTACAGATTGAACAGCACCTTTCAACTCCGGTTCACCCGTAGTTGGTATAATCACAGTCGCAGTCATAATCAACCTCTAGTCAGTTTTAATATCTTCTCTATTTGTTTTTCAATTGCAGGTTTACGGTTAGGCCAGTAGATATATTCCTTATCACCTGTACTATGTAGTTTCTTTAGGAAAGGGATGACCATCTTCTCCACTTCCGCTAATCGTGTTTTATAATCATCAGCAGTTTCGGCTGTCTTGTTGATTACTGAATTGTATTCTGCTTCTGATACAGCAGAGAATCCAAAATCATCTTCCAGATCCTGGTATTCTTTCATAATTTTATCAAAGTCAGTTAGTGGCATTATTTATCCTTTATAAATCTAATCCCAAAGCATCACCATCTTTTTTACGTAATCCAATCCACATTTTATCCCAATTGACCATTGTTTCATACTTGAATAAAATTTTTGTTTTTACGGTTGTGCCACTTTTTATTCTTTCTGAATCTGTAATAGCATAACAAATAGCTCTATCTTCTAAAACTTTTTTATGAAACATTTCGTGGAAATTATACAACTTAACAGGACTTGATTCCTTTGAAGCCCATTCTAATATTTTTTCACAATATTTACCTAAATTAATAAGGTCTGGTGTTGCTGGACTTCCTGCTACCATATTATTTGAGATAATTAAGTTTTCAGTAACGCTTTTCATTTTAGATTCACTCTTTTTTGTAAATAAAGAATCCAATTGAGATTTTATTTCATGTCTTGAAATGTTTCTAGCAACTTGTCTACAAACAATTCCAAACATTTTGATTTCACTTTCAGTTGGTTTTCTAAATTTGAGTGTAGAATTATCCCAAATTTTACTTCTTTGTAAAATAACATTATTCAATTTTAATGATTGTATTTGTAAAATATGTCCTACAGCATCAATTGGAAATCCAGTTTTAACTTTACCTGAATACTTAGGTTTAGGAGCTCCTTTTTTAGTAACTGCACCTGGAGCTCTTTTGCTTTGTGTCGAAAATCTTAAATGTGCATAAGCAACTTGAGCTTGTGCAAAATTTTGCCTTTTCACAGATCCTGTTAAACTCCTAAACCATCGACCAACGTCACCAACATTATCAAATATTTGGTCAAGTTTTAATGTATTAGTTGAATCACTTTTAACTTTTGATTTCACACTAACTTTAAGAGTTTCTTTATAATTGTTAGGCAAAAAAGAAATTTCATAGTCTGTTAAAGGATAATTTGAAGCTTTTGGTATATTGATTTTTAAAGGTGATGTTTTCGAAAATTTATAATCTATATTTTTTGATTTATTTGTAAAATTTAATACTTCTTTTAAATCAGAATCATTATTTCTAAGTAGTACAGCCATCTTTATGGCTGTTAAAATTTCAAAAAATTCAGCAGGCACTAAAACTGAACTAACTTCTCCATCAATTATGAAAGATTTTTCATTATTTAAACTATAATCCAGTAATGTGTTTACTTGGTCTATTAATGGTTTTGGTGCATTGGATTTATTAATATAAGTTCGAACATTGTTTGCCATAACTTCTGGTGTAATCCAATCACTTACGATTGATGGAACAATATTAGCTGGTTTTAATTTTATATTTGTATCTATTTGTGAAGATGATTCAAAATATTTACAAACAATTGCCGGCGCATTTGATGAACCTATAAATCCAATTTTACCAACGCTTGATTTTGGTGATGTGCTTTTCTTTTCATCATAAAAAGAAGAAAAACCAATTTTCTTTTGATTCAATTCACTTGATAATTTTTCTAAAAATTTTCTTCGGGTATCGGTTGAACCCGATTCTTTTGGAATATAAAAATAAAAATGTTTTCCTTCCATGCCAAAAAAAGGATTTTTTGTGGATACTTTATCACTATATCCCAATGTTTTAAAAGCAGAAGAAATATTTTGTGCAGTAACTGTTAGTGCCATCATTTCACCTAATAATTTGTATGTCTTTACCTGAGGTCCAGATTTCCAATTCAGACCTCAATCTACCCTCAGAATTAAGAGTTTCGTATCTATTTATGGACTTGTTTCTCCACCATTCAATCAAGTTTACCAGTTTGTGTTTTTCATAGTTTTCACCAGGAATAAGCACGTCCGTCTTACAGTTTACATAATCAACCATGTTATTAAAACCATAGTCACTGATGTAATATCTTTTCTGTTCTGTCAACCCTTTAGCCTTCTCAATCGTTGCTTGGAATGTCCCGCCTTCAGATGTACCTTTAAGTGCTGCTTTGGTAAGTGATATAATCTTCATAGATGTTTTTAGCTTCTTGCTAGAAATGTCATCGTCTACAAGTTTACCAACTTTACTTTCCACAAAATCACGTAAATCAGAATATGGTTTGCCGTGCATCATAGGTAAAAAATCAGAATCAGTAAGACCTTTATATCTGATATATGGTTTCATACCATCATATTGTGAAACAGTCTTGGTGCTTCCATAGAGACTTGTTGTTTCAAACAAACACAGATTCATATTATACTTCTTATTCACAATCTCACGTACTTCATGTGATGTACAGATTGCAGCCAGAAGTTTACCACCAAGGTAATTAAAACCAAATGGTTGTGCAGGTACGATAACAAAACCCATCATAGAAGAATCATTGAATCGTTTACCCCATTCAGGTTGTTGTGTAAACACTTGTTCAAGCATTTCATTACGAGGTTTCATATTGATTACGGGTGAACCAAGTCGAATGAATCCTACGTATTTTCCTGTATTCTTCTCACGCACTGCCAATCTAATCTGACGACCGACTGGTGAAATATTAATGTGTGAAGAAGTTATATTCAATAATGTTTCCCATGTTTCTGATGGTATTTCCAATACTTCAAAATCCATATCTTTTGGATGCATAGTGAAATCTTGGAACAATTCATCATCCATCGAAAACAAAGGTGTTGGCATTTCTGCCAAAGAATTCAATTTCTGGTCACGCATATATTCATCAATGCGGTCAAAGTTACCAAAGTAATCTTCAAACACTTTGGCACAATGGACTGCATCATCAAATTCTAACTTCATAATTTAAATTTCTTTAACAATTCGTTTGCTTCATCTAAGCTGGTAATTTTTGGTTCAACATCAATTGAAACAATAGATACACTAAATCCCATTTTAGATTTAGGATCATACTTTAACAATATATTATGTTTCTGAGGATCCCAACTTTTACTAAAATTGATTTTTACTTCTTTAATTTCTCTTGTGTTCATACCTTAAATCCAGTAAATTGTTTTTTCTGTGGACGTTCACGGTCACCAAATGTGTTCAATGGTTTATCTGTATGACCTGCATCAGCCAAACCTTGTTGTGCTGATTGTTCTACATCATACAATCTCATCTTTGCACGGTCAATACCCAAAGTAAATCTCTTATGAAATGTTGGATCGGCATAACGATTCTTCAATTGTTTTACCATAATCTGGCCAAGTTCTTCCAGTTCTTCAGAAGAAATCAAGGCAAACATCATGTCTGCGGTTGCCGGCAAACCAAAAGACTCACTTGTGTCTTCCAGTCCGGGATCGGAAGAAGTAAATCCACTTCTAGTTGTTTGTGTCGCAGAAACAATAGGTACTCCGAACTCAACGGCAAGACCTCGCAACTCCTCGGCGATGGATTTAACGTAGGAATATGAATTGACGTTGGCTCCTGCCTTAATTCTTGAACTACAACATATATTGAGATAATCAATAAAAATAATATCAGGAACGAAAGACTTTTTAAGATTAAGTTCATTAAGTAAGGAACGAAAATGTATGCTGCTTGCAGACGCTGTTGGATATTCTTTAATGATAAGTTTACCAACAGTTTTTTCACGTAGTTTAGAAATCTTTTTATCATACATATCTTTCGGTAAACTCATAAGGTCGTCAATAGTCACATTCAACATATTAGCATCAATACGTTCAGCAATCTTTTCTTCAGCCATTTCCATGGTAATATACAAGACGTTCTTGCCTTGTACCATGGCACCAGCAGCAACGTGACACATGAATAATGATTTACCAACACCAGTTCCTGCAAGAGCAATGTTCAGTGTTTTCTTAGGTAAACCACCTTTGGTTATCTGATTAAAGATATCAAGGTCAAATGGAATTCTTTCTTCTTTTCTGTGATAGAATTCATATCGTTCATCGGAGTTTTCAAGGTAATCGTGACCAACGGATGTATCAAAGGTTACCGCCAAGGCGTCCGATAATATTTTGGGAATCGAACCTTTGTCGTTGGTTTTGTCTTTTCCATCAAGAATAGAAATAGACCCCAATACTGCATTGTATATGGCCTTCTCTTGGCAGAACTGTTCGGTTTTGTCAACAAGCCATTGAATCTTGGATTCTGTGTCTTTAGTTTGTTCAATCTCTTGTAGATAAGTTTCGTACTTCTCCACTTCATCATCTGTAAGATTTCGCCTTTCTTTGACGGCCAATGTAAGTGCTTCAATCGTTGGCGGAGAATTGTAAGATTCTGTGAATGATGTAATTTCATTAAAAAGTGTCCTGTCAGTTCTATCAGTAAAGTATTCAGGCTTTATGAATGGTAATACTTTGCGTAGGTAATCATCATTATAGATTAGGTTCTTTAATATCGTCTGTTCCAGCTTCATCAATTACTTCCTGTTCAATGTTAGATGACATAATTTCTACCAATAAGTCACCAATATAATTTTTAAATGTGTCGTTCTTTTCCAGTTTTGCTGGCTTCATCACTGGTGATTCTAACACATCGTAAGCAAAAAGTAAATAGACCTGGTCATTTTCTTCTTTGAACTTTACCTTACCATACTTAAAGATGGTATCTTTGTATGGTCCTTCCATAAATTTAATGTTAACTGCTGTGTTGTCATCTTTTGGATAGATGTAGCAGTAATCTGTTCCTTCAATCATGCTTCTGTTCCATTCATAGTTTCAACATCAAATGTTTCATCAATGTTACTGGTCATAATTTCTCCTGATGCCACACGGTACTTGTTCTCAATGAAATCACGGAAAGATTTCTGTTTAAGAATAGGCATCCAGAAGTCTTTGGTGTCGGTGTCTTTCTCACGGTAATTCTTTTCTTCAACGACACCATCAGAATCAACACGTTGATACCAACCATTCTTTGGTTTGATTACGTGTTTAGATTCAAGAGCAAGGTCAAGTAGGCCAGACCAAGTGCTGATGCCGCCATCAAAAGATACGCTGACAGGTATTTTAGATTTTTCTTTAACATATCTAGATTTTTCTACATTGATAATAAAATTGTAACCGGTAACTTCTGTACCGTCTTTTTCTTGTTGACGACCAATAATAAAGATATTATCGGCAGAGTAATATGAACCTGTACCACCACCAACGATATCTTTAGGGAACATACCAATCTCTTT